GCCAACTTGGGATTCTTCGGCTGAGAATACTGTCCTTCGCGAATCGTATAGAACTGTCTGATCTTGCCATCAAAATGAATACTGATGCCGTGTTGATACCACTCAAACATTGCTACCCAATCGCACCAATCAACAGGACGGAACGGTATTCGGGTGGGCAAATCTGAACGCATTACATGATACCCAGATAGCGGGAACCACGGCTCGTCCAAACAGTTCTCGTACCGTTCCCGCGTCGGAATGTTGACGTTGCCAAGCGAATCTTTGTGGCCGGAGGCAATTACGTCGGCACCGAGTTGCAGGTCTGCGAGCGCATCCACGGGCATCAAGTCATCCATTGCGAGACCTGCGACATACTCGGTTTCACAGGTGGGAATGTCATCGTTGAGGAAACCCCAGATAGTGTTCTGCTCGGTGTGTCGCTGCTCCCACCCAAAAGGCAAGTCAACTTTGCGGTCAGTGAAAAGCAGTATTCGTTCTGGTTGCGGGTCCAACTGCTCTACACATTCAACCCACTGTTTGCCGAACCGTTCCCAAAAATCACCCCAGCAGAAACCAACGAGAGATACGTCTTTGACTGTCACATCCCCAGCCCTGTTTCAACCTGCCATTTATGCTCGGCTCGTTGTTCTGCTTTTGCTGAACCGTCAATTGCTTGTGGCTGCAGTCCTTCTTGTCTTAGGCGTTTGTATGCATCGAGGTCTTTTTCTAGTTGCTTGTCCTTTGAATTTATTACTGCAGCCCTTGCCCCACCCTTACGGCTTGGGGTTGCTGACGCAGCAATGCTCAGGCCTGCGACCTTGCAGCCAAAACAACCTTCAACATCTAGATTGGGGTGAACCCTCCGGTGGATCATTTATGCTCCTATGTAATACGCCATCGATTCGCCATCAAAGGCAGCAGTAAACCCTAGAACCTGTTGTCCCTCCCCTTGGCTAAAAGAACTTATTGATGCCAAAGCCCCCGGTGCATCAAGGTTGGGGTTGCCCCCGTTCTGGGTAGCCAGCCTCTGGCACACTCCATTTAGTTCCAGGCCGGAGGTACCGGCTAGTTTGTTCAGGGCGCCTACGAGTTCAAGCCCTGATGTTCCGGCTAGGAAGTTTGCACAAAACGCCTGGTCCCTATCCTTGCCGGACAGCCTGCGGAGTTCTTTCTGGACGCTCATGTTATGTATGCTCCATAGCCAGCGGCTGTTAGTTGGGCTTGTTCTTCAGCGGTAATCGTGTGGATGTGTCCGCCGTGATAAATCTTTTCAATCTGCCCCTCATCACGGAGATCTACCTCCGTATAGGTTCCGTCTGTCAGCCTGTACACGTTTCTGCCACGCGGCTCGGGCTCAAAAAACCTCCACAACAAAGCCTGTTGTCCACCTCTTAGCGGATCGCCATAACGAACAAAGTCGTCAGTAGGTGTAATAAATGTCGCCATTTAATCAGAATAGCAAACGTGGGGCGGCTGGCGGAGGGGAACCAGCCGCCCCACTTCGCTTGCTAATTACTTAGGAGTTGGCTCCAATGCTGGAAGCCGACTCGATACGACCGAGCGACTCTTCGCGGAAGCGACCGTAGCCGCCCAGCCAGTGCCAACCGGTCGGGTTGAAGCGACGCAGCACGTCGACAACCGGGCCTTCGATGATGCGCGGGAATGGACCGTTGCCATCGACAATGCTGTACGCCTTGGCAAGAGCCTGCTGACCCATGACATGGGTGCAGTAGACATCCACCGTTGCGCCACCACCAGTCGAAGAACCGGAGCCGTCCGAGGCATCCTCGAAAATCTTCGCACGGGGCGTCTCAATGAAGCGCACCGACTCGAAGGTTCCGATTTCACCCGTGTAAATGTTCACGGTATCCACATTGATGTGCGGAGCATTCCACGAGGCGTTGCCGGTCTCACGACGGAGGTCGTAGGACACGTCTGGGTGGATGAAGCCGACGTAGAATCCGCCATCACGCGGGGCCACGTTCTTCTTGCGGAGCGATGCCGTCATCTTGCGAACATCGTTCGCGGTGATGATGTCATCCGAACCCACCGTTGCACGGCTGGTCGGAAGCGAAGCGCCACCCGAACCGTAGAAGATGTTCTGCGTTCCAGCAGACAGCACTTCACGGACCACCTGATCGATGGAGTCACCAGCGTTGTATCCGATGATGTTCGCGGCAGCAGCGTCCACATCCAAGAAGGACGTGCCACGCAACTTGGCCGTGGTGTTGACCGCATTACCGTACTCGAACAGGGTGACGGTGACCTGCGCGTCGCTCATCGCAACTGGCGTGACATCCGTGTCCTCGGTCAACGGGGTCGTGGCAGCCGACAGGTCGGCAAACTTGGTGAAGACCACCGAGGTTCCCGGCATCGACTGATTCGTAGGCATAACATCGGCAGCCTGGTCGAAGAGCATCTGCGACCGGAGAGCGAAGTATGCGAGTTGTTCGTATGCCGCCTTTGAAACATTCAAAGACGAGACTTGAGTCTTGCTCATTTATTTCCTTGGGTAGACCCCCAAGGTGTGCCCCTTGGAGGATTAGTAGTTTTCTGCTTCGGCTCTCGCCTGGGCCAGCAGTTGGAACACTTCGTCTGCGCTACGAGCATTGCGGATTCGGTCTTCGTAATCAACCGGTGGCTCACTCGGGTCCGATGCGTTGGAGGCTTGGGTCACCCTGCTCCAGGCCTGTTGCTCATCAACGGTTGGCCTGTTTGCCTGAATGACATTTGCTTCTGCGGCAGCGGATCGAATTGCCTCGACTTCAAGTTCACCGTCATAGCCCTTCATGAAGTACTTGGCCATCGGGTTGTCCGGATTAACTCCGGCCTTCACGAAGGCTAGTTCTCGTCTGGCTGATTCGGCTTCCGCAAGGAGTTGTTCCTTACGCTTGAGTTCGGCTTCCAACTCACGCATACGTGCGCGAACCGGATTACGACCTACTTGGTCCTGCGTCTCGTCCTCAAACTCGATGTTTGAATCTGACATGACCCACTCTTTCCTGCCCACACGCAAGTCAGAGGAACTGGCGTGGCTGCAAATGTCACCCTTGTTTACACATCAAAGTCGGGGCTCTCTGATGGGTGTCCCTTGTGGAACAAAATTACTATAGCACACCCTTATTCAGATTCGCCCACGGCCAAGCGAACGGTGCCAGAAGTTGCCCCAGTTGTCCTAGCAAACGACCCGCCACCAGTAAACTCTTTAACCCTACGGCGCTTCCTGGACTCGAGTTCCCTTGCTGCATCCACATTGATTCCAAATCTGGCTCCAACGATGTCTTGTTCTGAGATGTCCGCTTCCCCAGCAAACCTTTGCCTCAGTTCCCCAAGGGCACCAATCTCGGAGAACCCTGCCTGGGCCTCTTCAGGACTTACATTACGCCTTGCCAGGTCCTCAGCCAACTGTCCTGACAGTCTGATCCCCGCCTGCTCCTGAGCCCTGGCAGCAATCTGTGCTGCTCGAGCCTGGCGCTGGTAGTCAGCAGCAACCATCAACGGCTTGGCCCTTTGTGGGTCAATGAAGTAGGCGGCCAGTTCCCCTTCGGTGACTCCATAAAGTTCAAACATCTTGTTTCGAACCTGTGGGTCTGCGTCTGCTACCAGTCGGTAACCCTGCTGGATTCTGTTCTGCAGTTCTTGGGCTGATACGTCATTTGCAATAAACTGTGCAAAGTCGTCGTCGTTGTCGTAGAAGTTCTGGGGCATTCCGTTGTTTGCCAGAACCCTGCGGTACGTATCCTCTAGTTCCAGGTATGACGATGGCAGCAGTTCCGGAAGACCCTTTTCTATTCTAGCCTGGTTGGCGGCAAACCTCTTCTTGTACGCATCCTCTTCCCTGATGGAGTAGATAAGCGCAGCGTCGTCGTCCAGGTTTACTTCCTGTGCCGCATACTTATTCCAAATAATGTCCGCAAGTGATTCCAGTTTGTACTGGCTAAGCACGCGCCTAATCACGTCACGAGCGTCTTCGCGTGGGCGAAACTGAAGAGCCTCTTGCTGTCTGCGCGCAGACTCCTCTTGAATGGCAATCAGTCGCCTTTCGAATTCGCTTAGTCCGTCATCACCAACGCCATCCTCTGCACCAGTAGAGCCCTCTGGGGTGTATGGCGTAACATCAAATGGCTGAATTCTGCCAATGTCAAAATTACCCGCAGGTGGTGGGGTAGGGGAGGTAGGTGGCTGATCGGGTGGTCTGTTGGGGGTCTTTAGCGGTCTGCCAATCGCATCCCGTGCTTCAAAGGCGCTTGCCTGCCTTGCCTCACGCTCCATGTCCAAATAGGCCTGGTATACCGCCTCGTTTGGAAAATCGTTTCGAGTCATCGACATAACTACCTCAGCCTACCGAAGGCACGCGAAATGGCTAGACCAAGACTGGTTGCATCACGCTTTGCGGTCTCTGTAAATTGGAACCCGAAACGGGGATCGGATCGAAGTGTCCGCTCCCAGTCGCCAAGTGACGGCTGTCCATTCTGCGACGTACCGAACGCATTGGCAAACAGCGGATCGTCCATCATAATGTTGTCTTCTGGGCGCTCCAGGATTTCTGCAGCAATTCTCCTGTATGGAGCAAACATAGACTCAAGCGTAAGTCCGGCATCCAGTTGGGGGGCAAGGTGGAAGTACTTTGACTTGGCGGAAGTCTTTGCCATTTCCCTGATTGAATCAGTAGTCATGACGGTTCCGGTTGGAGCGTAGACCTGTCCGGTAATAGCAGAAAGAATCTGGTCGTCCAGGTCTGATGGGTTATAGCCGTAAGCCTTGGCAATCTTTTTTACTTCTTGGGCGTCAATGCCTGCAAGCAGGTCCTGTCTGCCTCTGGCCCTGCCCCCAACGGAAGAGTTGACGTACTGGGTTAGAGCCAAACCGTCAAGTCCAGACCTGGCGGTTTCTGCCGCAAGCCTGTCAAGTTCGTTTACAGTTAGACCAAGGTCACCATAGGATGCAGCAATCTTGATTCTCTGGGTCTTGATGCGCTCATCTCGCTCACCCTTTTCGAGCGCATCAAACTCTTTCCTGGAGTTGGATGTCTGCTGGTAATACGGAGTAGCAAATACCTTTGTATTAAAGGCATCAATACCAACCTGGGTTGTAAAGTCGTACGCGTCTGGGTTCTGGGCTACGTCAATAATCAGGTCAACAAGTTCGTTGCCAAAGATTCTGCGAGCCTCAGCCTCTTCTGGCCCACCATTGATTAGCGCCAAATACTGTGGGAACCTGGCCCCAAACGATGCACGCCAATCTGCTGGTGGTTTCTTTGTCGTTGTCTTTTTCTTGGTTGCCATTACCTACCACCAAGAAGAGCAAAGATTTGATTGATTGCTTGACCAGCAGACTGAGCCGCTCGTTCGCCAGGTGCTGCCTGCTTGGCCTGCTCTTGAGCGGCGGTGGTAACGGACGGTGCATCCATCGACCCGCCAGCGCCACGAGAACGCTGCTGGGACTGGATGGTAGAAACAGCGGCACGAATCTCCTGCTGGGTTGGCATGCGTCCAAGAAGGCGAAGCGATTCCTCTCTAAAGATTCTAGTTGCATCCTCGGTTGATACCACAGATACTCGTCGTCCACTGCCACCAGACGGAGCGATCTTGGCGGTTCCCTGGATGATTGGAAGCATTGCCCGCCATGTTCTTCCCTGGCCAGACGAGTAGTTCAAGAATGCCTGGATTGCCCGTTCGTCTTTGCTTTCAAGACCGCGACCAGACATGGCAAGATCACTTGGCTTGTCATCTCCATAAAACAAATAGTCCTTAAGCGTCGTCAAAAAAGCCGAGCGCTCTACCGGGTTTATAATTGACGCATACTCGGAAAGAACATCAGCACCGCCAGCATCGTATTGGGGACGGGCAATGTCGTTGTCCTCATTAACGAGAAGGTCCTGGTCGTAGTAAGAGATAATTCCTTGCGGGGTTCTAACCGACCTAAGTTGATGTCCGGCAGCCTCAGCCCTGGAAATGTTTCCGGAGTTGTAAGCAACCCTTCGTGATGGAAAAACGTAAGCAGTGGTATACGGACTGGTTGTCTGCCCCAAAACCGCAGAATCAGCGATTCCAAGTTCAGACCTAACCTGCTCTTCACTTGTTTGTTCTGGCTGAGCAGTCTTCCTTTTCTGCCTGGCTTCCTCGTCTGCCTTTGCATAGGGGCGAACCTCGTAATACTCCTTCATGAGTTGACGCCTGTTTTCGGGCGTGCGCTCAAGGCCACGGGTAGCAAATTGCTCTTCAATCCAGGTATCGGAGTTCATGTTTGTTGACATTATTCATCTACCTCTTGAGCGAGCAGGCGGCCCCAAATTCTATCAAATTCTGGGTTTTGTCTTGCGAGTTCTTCTCCGTAACGATACATGAATCCACGAGCGTTGGTCATTCCCTTGGCCCTAAACGACTTTGCTCCAAGTTCACGAAGGGTGCGCTCACGCCTATCGAGATAATCCCTAAGCGATGCGGAAACCGGACTGTCATCCACGCTTCCGCTATTAAGGATTTCTTCCAACTGAACGATGTTGTTCTCAAACTTGTTTGTGACAAACTCTGCAAACCTGGGGAACCCCGGGTACCTTTCGTGCAGTCGCTCACGATAAACAGCAAGGATGTCACGCTGACGCTGGTTGGGGTAGGCACCAAAGATTCTTCTGGCCTGCCTAAACTTGGCAGCACCGATTCTTTCCTGGGCGAGTTTGAGGATTTCCTCACCGTCCAGATTTTCTCTGTACCCCAACTCCAACTGCCTGCGCCAAACCGCAAAGTTAAAGTCCGATCCTTTTGGTGCAAAGTAAGCGGCCACCTCTGGGTAACGTTCAATGAGGGATTCGTTTTCCTGAGTCCACCCGCCAAACTCTTCAGAGGTCTCAAGTCCATCAACCACTGAGCGTGACTTGGAGGCCACGTACAGCGCCATGTTCTCTCCATACAAATCCAAGAACCTAGGCACAGCAGTGTCGTAGTCATCTTGCTGCATGTCCTGAAACTCTTTGATTAGTTCTCCTACAAAAATGTCGCCCTGCTTGGTATCGACAATAAACTCAGTGGTTCCCGCGGTTGGTCCGAAGAACTGAGACGCGGCCCTAAGTATGGTTAGCCATTTTGCGTCTGACTTGGCATCGGAAAGAAGGCGCTCCTTCTCGTCCTCTCTGCTCAGGTCGTAGTCACCAGTAGCCGCCTTTGCCCTCAACACCTCTGTGTAGGTATTGAAGTATGCGGTCGTAGTGTTTTTGGTATCTGCGCGCAGAGACTCCTCAAGTTTCTGCATCCATCCAGGTTTTACGTTAAATACGCTGCCAATTCCCTTCTTTCCGAATGGCAAAAGAACCTCAGTAATGTTGTTCCACTTTGGAACATCGGGCATGAGTTCAGATGCAACCACCTGAGCCATTGGGCCGAGCGCTGGAAACACGTTAATACCCTGGGACAACTGCTTCACGGGGGCCTCAAGTACCGCCCTAACCGGCTCTCCACCACCGGGCATTACGTTCTGCGCAAATCTAGTAATTGCCGGACTGCCGGGGAAAGCAAACATCAACCGGCCAGTTTGTGGGTCTTCGTAAAAGAATCCTCTTCCGTCGTTGTCTGGGTCTGCGTACTTTGC